ATCTCATTGACTTCATCACCTTCATATATGCTAGATACTGCGCCAGCAAGTTTAGCCTCATGATGGTATACCCAACGACTGTAACTACCTTGACAATGCTTGAGCGTAGCCTCCCAAAACTTTCTAGGATTATGTGCTTTCTGATACGCGATAGCCCATATCAATCTTCCTAGATTAATAGCATGTGCGCGGCATAGTCCAAAGTTACTTAATTCACGTAATGCGGCAAAGATTTCTTCTTTGTGTTCGTGATCGCCAACCTTCTGCATGAACTCGTAAATTTTTTCTTCATTCTTTTTAGCAAATGCACGACGCCACATATCTGCTTCATACTGACTACAACCTAATAGTTGGCTAATTAGTATAATAGCATCATCTTCAAATACTATTGTGTTATCAAAAGTATCTTTACTCCAATCACGAAAGAACGTTGCCTTACGACGACCTTGTGTAGCAACAGGACGTATCAATGCTGTAGCCAATACGCAATCTTCACGGCGTTTAGGTTTTATGGCGCGAAGCAATCGTCGCATGGCAGGACTTTCTGCTTGCGTGACACCTAACACATTTCCACTTGCTAATAGTTCTGCTGTCTTTTCATCGTATTCAGGATAGTCAAGCAAATTCATGTTTGGTTCTATCTCAAACAATTGTGATAGCCCACGATTAGCAAGTATGTCTATTTTGAAATGTTCTAAATCTTCAATCTCATATTTGTCTAATAATATTTGATTAGTGCCATTAATTAGACTTTTAGGTACAGGTCTATCAAATATCAATATTCCACCGCAATGTTTGCTGATACAACGTTTCTTGCCTAATAGTTTTTTAGCAAGACGTTCAGCATCTTCAACAAACTCTGGTACAACTTCTTCTAGTTTGAAGTTGCGTTTTAGTTTACCTTTAGCACCGTAACGTTTTGCTGCCTCACGTAATGCACTTTTTTCTTTATACATTACATAATTGCTAACTCTAGCACTTTGACCCTTCCATGTGTCAAAGATACGATTCATTACCGTTTCTTGTTGATAGTGTGGAAAGTCTAAATCAATGTCTGGTAAGTCATCACGTTTTGGATTCATAAAACGTGATAGTGGTATGTTTTCCTTGATAGGATCCACATCACTAATGCCAAGCAACCAACACAACAAACTACTGCCCGCACTACCGCGAGTCATATGTGGTATATCTTTTGTGAGATTGAGTATTTCTACTACACGTAGAAAGTGTTTGGCGAAACCTAATTTGGCTATAAGTTCTAATTCTTCTTCAAGCCTTTTTTCGTATTCTGTGCCTTCGGGTAATTGCCTAATAAATTTACTAATCAGAGTTTCTAACTCTTTATATCGTGAGTCCATAGTTGAGCCTGTATGTGCCTTAAGTAAAAATATTTATTTGGGCAATCTATCCATAATTTATTTTATCGCAGTAAGTTGTTGTATATACTATGTAAATCAAATAGGAGATTCTAATGTCAAGTCGTACTTTTAATAATGAAGCCAAGATCAAGTTGACGCAATTGATCAACGAAGGTCTTGCTGTAACTCACGAAATTGAAACCCTTCAGGGTGGATTGACAGACACTATTAAGGCTGTCGCAGAAGAATTGGAAATCAAGCCCTCAGTATTGAAGAAGGCCATCAAGGTTGCCCATAAATCACGTTTGGGCGAAACTAACAAGGAAAACGAAGAACTTAACACTATCCTAGAGACTGTCGGTAAAACTCTCTAATTTGGGTAAATGTCGGTTGTAACGCATACCCAGAACTGTTATTATAATTATCTGTTCAACTTACCCACGAGGTATTGGGTATGCGTAATTTGACTGTTGGTATCTGCGTTTCTGTCATTCTAGCAGGTTGTGGCGGTGGCGGTGCAACTCCGACCCCTGCAAATTCAACTACCCCAACTACACCAGCCACTCCAACTACACCGCCCGCCCCTGTAGTAGTAAAAGACCCCTTAAAAATTGTGACAGGTGCATCATATGATGCAGGCGACGGCGGAGCGAATCCGCGCTGGGTAATTTCAGATTTCAATAAAGACGGCATTAAGGATATCTTTTTGCGTTACGACCCCGAATCTGCGTTTACCCCTAATGTGGATAGCGCAGGCAGTCCTGTTCGTTTTTTCTTAGGAAAATCGGACGGTGGTTTTACACAATCAACGAGTATTTTTCCTGAGGGTTATTCGCCGGTACTTGTAAATCGTATCATCGTAAATGATTTTAATGGTGATGGTGGTCCTGATATTGCTATTGCTGCTGCTGGCAAGGATCCATATTTAAATGGTGTCAGCGCCTCATCTGGGCATACAGGTAGTTACTCTCAAATTTTAACCTACTCACCCAATGGATATAAACTTTCAAAAGTTACGAATAATCCATTAAACTTTGGTCACCACGTTAGTGCAGGAGACATTAACGGTGATTATCTCCCCGATGCACTTGTAACATCTATGATGTATATCAGTGCATTTTTTATCATGGGTGATAGTAATGGAAATTATAAGGCAGATACTTCACGATTTGCTAGCAATGTGTTCAATACAAACACTGTAGAAACTTTTTCTGATGGTACCCCTAAGAAGTGGGAGATTAAACGTTTTACTTCCACTGCTATGATTGATGCCAACAATGACGGGCGTATGGATGCAGTTTTGATGGCAGGTCCCGGTACTAAAACTAGTGTTGTATATCTTAATGATGGTTCTGGTAATTTCAGCAACGATAAAATTATGGAGTTACCTGCTGGTCCATATCCTGCTGGTTATGGTTATGCTGATCCTAATGATCGTACAAAATCATATTACGTAGGTAATGTGCATATGGATACCATAGTTGCTGATGTAAATGGTGATGGCAAACCAGATATTATTTCGTTAGCAACGCTACGTAATGACTCGCCTGCCGAAAATGTAGATTGCAGGGGTGCGATGGTGCAAATTCTTATTAACAATGGTAAGGGTTTTACGGACGAAACTAAATCGCGTGTAGACTTTACTTACGCTCCAAATAAAAATTATACGCACTATGAAAGTTTAGAATTTGCCGACGTTAACCATGACGGTTGTAAAGATATTCTTATTCATAGATATCAAACAATTTGGGGTGATTCGGGAAACCCAACTAAGATTTTGTTAAACGATTGTAAAGGTAATTTTAAAGAAGTTCCGTATCCTAGCGTATTGCCTAAAGGTATTTTGACTGTGATTGCAGACGGACACTATGCAGTGTTGGTAAGTGAAAAGAACGGTAGTACGTATACGCAACGTGTGGACGATGTTTACTATGACTGGTCACTTGGAAAAACATTATTTCCGTAATAACTGTACTTTTATTGCGAGAAATTGTATTATAACTAAAGCATGAGTTATGTAGACGCAATTCACGATAGAGATAGTGATAGGATATTCGTTGTAGAGCGACAGCCAGATGGTAAGCGCACCTACAACGAATTTCCTTGTAACTATACTTTCTATTATACTGACCCGAAAGGTAAGTATCGCAGTATCTATGGCAATCCAATATCACGTTTCAGCACAAGGAAACGTAGTGAATTTGAAAAAGAAAAACGCATACACAGTAACAAGAAACTGTATGAATCGGACATCAATGTGGTGTTCCGCTGTTTAAGTGAAAACTACTTAAACTGTGAGCCTCCAAAACTCCATACAGTTTTCTTTGATATTGAAGTAGACTTTGATCCTGAAAAGGGATTTAGTCCTACTAGCGATCCATTCAATCCAGTAACTGCTATCTCAATGTATTTGGATTGGCAAGATACGATAATCACTCTTGCGATTCCTCCTAAACATATAAGCGATGAGACCGCTACAGAGTTAGTAAGTGATTTCCCAAACACAATTCTATTCCGTAGTGAAATAGAAATGTTTGAGACATTCTTTGAGTTGATTGAAGATGCTGACATCTTAACTGGTTGGAACTCTGAAGGTTACGATATTCCCTATCTAGTGAATCGTGTCACAAGAATTATGAGTAAGGACGATACACGCAAATTCTGTTTGCTTGGGCAAACTCCTAAACCAAGAGAGTATGAAAGATTCGGCAAGACAGAAACGACATATGACCTAGTAGGTCGCGTACACATGGACTACCTACAGTTGTACAAGAAGTATAACTACGAATCGCGTCACAGTTATAGTCTAGACGCGATCGGTGAGATGGAAGTTGGCGAGCGCAAGACACAGTATGAAGGTACACTTGACCAACTCTATAACAAAGACTTTAAAACATTTGTAGAATACAATCGTCAGGATACGATGTTGCTTGTCAAGATTCACAACAAACTAAAGTTTCTTGATCTTGCTAACGCACTGGCACACGAAAATACTGTGTTGCTACCAACTGTCATGGGTTCGGTGGCAATGATTGAGATGGCTGTGATGAACGAAGCACATGAACGTGGCTTGATGGTTCCTGACAAAAAGAAAAATAGTAGTGACGGTGAAATGGCTGCTGCCGGTGCATATGTTGCGATTCCAAAGAAAGGCATACATGAATGGGTAGGTGCAGTTGACATAAACAGTCTGTATCCTAGTGCGATTCGCACACTTAACATGGCTCCAGAAACGATAGTTGGTCAATTGCGTCAAACACTAACCGAACAACATCTGAAAGATAAAGCACGTAAACTTGCTAGCGAAAAGGCACGTTACGATGAAGATGACGAACTTGAAATGAGTTCGCTACTGTGGGAAGGATTGTTTGGTAGTTTAGAATACGAAGCAGTCATGAACCAAGAACGCGGCACTATGCTCACAGTTGACTTTGAAAATGGTGACAGCGTAGAGATGAGCGCAGCAGAAGTATGGAAGATGATCTTTGATAGCAACAAGCCATATATTCTTAGTGCGAACGGCACGATCTTTAGAAGTGACCAAGAAGGCGTGATTCCCGGTCTACTAACACGCTGGTATAGTGATCGTAAACAGATGCAGAAGAAACTCAAAGAATCTACTACTAAGGAAGATATTGAGTATTGGGATAAGCGTCAGTTAGTGCGTAAGATTTTGCTCAACTCTGCATATGGTGCACTATTGAACGAACATTGCCGATTCTATGATAAGCGTATCGGTCAGAGCGTTACACTAACAGGTCGTCAGATCGTCAAGCACATGAGTGCGCAGATCAATGAAATCATTACAGGTAAGTATGATTTTTATGGTGATGCAATCGTGTACGGTGATACTGACAGTTGTTATTTCAGTGCTTGGTCTACTCTTAAGCCACAAGTAGATAACGGTGAGTTAGAGTGGAGCAAAGAATTATGTGTTCAACTCTATGACAATATCGCAGAGCAGGCAAACGATACGTTCCCAAGTTTCTGTGAACGCGCATTTCATGTACCACGCAAGATGTGCGTCATCAAAGCAGGTCGTGAATTGATCGGTGATCGCAGTCTGTTCATTACAAAGAAGCGTTATGCAGTCAACATCTTTGATAAAGAAGGCAAGCGACTAGATACTAACGGCAAGATGGGCAAGATCAAAGCAATGGGTCTTGACTTAAAACGTGCTGATACTCCAAAGTATGTACAAGACTTTTTGTTTGAAGTGCTTGAAATGGTTCTTGGTGGTAAAACACGCGAGGATGTGATTGAACGTATCAAAATGTTCAAGGTTGAATTAAGCGAACAAGATAGTTGGACTAAGGGTAGTCCTAAAGGTGTGAATAAACTTACATATTATGGAGATTTAGAAAGCAACAGTAAAACTGGCAAAGCAAACATGCCAGGACACGTTCGTGCAGCATTGAATTGGAACTATCTACGACGAGTGAATAGCGACAACTATAGCATGAAAATGGTTGATGGCATGAAGGTTATTGTGTGTAAACTCAAGCCCAACCCACTTAACTTCACAAGTATTGCGTATCCAGTAGATGAATTGCGACTTCCAAAGTGGTTTACAGAATTACCATTTGACGATCAGGCAATGGAAGCAACACT